TGTAGGGTGTCTTGTATATAGCGCGGGTCTTGCCCCCCTTGCGCCGCCCAAGCGGCCTCGAGACGGTCGCGCCGCTCTTGAATCGTTAGCCCGGGGGTGTCGGGTAAATTAAATTGATCCTCCCACTTTTCGAGCTCGCGGGTTGTTTGTGGAAATACGTCCAAATAAACCAAGTCCACAAACTCCCGGACGTCTGCCGGCAAGTCGGTAAGGCCTTCGAAGAATTTGCGGAGGTTTTTTTCGACGGTTATCCGCCACGCTCGCGCCTTGGGAAGCAATAACTTATAAAGCTTTAGATAGTCCATACTTTACGCCACAAAATTAACGTTTGAGGCCTTAGCCTTTTCGCCTTCGCCTAACACATAAAGCCCGATACTTCCGACAAACCCCTCGAGGTCAAACGTAACGCCCGTAAAAGTGCCCCCGTCCGCCGCTATGACGTCGGCCACCACGGCGGTAAGGTTTGCGTCGGTTATTTTATCCCGCCTAGGCGGTACTGTTAGGCCGCCGATATACGGTTCGGCGTTTAGGAAATAACCTTCGACCGCTTCCGTTACTCGGCTTTGTGTTGAGGCTATGTTCGCCACGTCCACGATTCCCGTAACGATAACGTCGAAACCGGTGCGAGTGATCGGCAGAGAGTTAACATAGGCCCCGGCGGGTCGTCTTGAAGCGAGGCCCGCGTCGTCGAACTCTATGGAGTCATGGACCGCTTGCAGTTGTGCGGCGGTAGGTATGCCGTCGGGGCTCCCGGAACTCGCGACGGTCGCTTCGGTGTAGACGTTCACTTCGCCCGGGTCTCCGGTGTAGGGGTAGGCGTTAATAATGCCCGCGACCTCTTCGGCCCATTGCTCATAATCGGCATAAGCCCCGCCTTGGGGCCTTTTTTGAAAACGGTCTAAAATTCGCTGCCTATAAGCCGCTTCGCTCTCTCCGTCCGCACCGGTTACGGTTTGCGAATCGACGACCACGTCTCGCGCTACGTTAGCGAGCGGGTTAGCGAACGACATAACGTCGCCCGCCTGTAAGTTGCCGATTGTGCCTGCCCCTCCGCCGCCTTGTTGGTCGGCCACGGCTTTAACGGTGGCTTGGACGATTGCGGCATTTAAGAGCGTGGGCCCTAGTGTTATGTAGGTCACGCCGTTAGCGGCGCCCAGTAATTGAGTGCCCGAAGGTAGCGAGCCGACTTGGTTTTCGACGGTTATATCGACTAAAAGCTCCGCGTTAGTTGCGGCGGTGGGTTGCCCTATACCGACGAGCTCGCCCCAAGCTTTTAGAGGGGAGACGATAAGGCCGTTAACTTCCGTATCGGCTAGGGTTGCCGTTTTAACGAATATCTGCAAAAACATAAAGCCGGCGTATTTGTATAGAATTATAAAAACGCCCGCCAAGGTCTTAGCTAACACCCTTAGAAATGACTTAGGGAGTAGCGGGATAGTTTGACTAAGCGACGCCTCTAGGCTCGCGATAATCGTATTATATATGTCGTCGGTCGTCGGTGTCGTTAAGCTCATGCGCTCGCCTTCCAGTTTGCCAAAAATTCGAAGTTTATTTCTTCGCCTTGGTAGGTAATAGATACCACGAGCTTAACACGTTCCGGCCCGGGAATAGAAGCAACGACGCCGACTTCCGTCGCGACGCCTAAAGCTACCATCCAGGCCAAGTCCTCTTTAGCCGCATCCTCTATGCGCCTTAAGTTGGCCGACGTGGTGGCTATTGATCTTAACAAATATTGAGTTCGTGAGACTTGCGCCTCTTGCGGATCGGTCCCTATAGAGTTCCCCCACCACGCGAGCCGGTTGTCTTCTCGGCCGTCGTCTTGCTCGTTGCCCCCGAATAGCGACAAATAGGCCGCCGTTTGAAGGCCGCCGTCCATGGTTACGATACCGCCCTCGACTTCGATTTCGCCGTCGTTAATTGACTGATAAAGCACTACGTCGCCTTGTTGTTCTGCCATTGCCTTACCCTCTTATTGTGGCGGTTGCGTTGTTTGCGGGTTTATAGGGTTGCCGGTGTCGTTATATAAGTGCGTGTGCCCGTCTAACGAGATACCGGACGCCGTAACTACGTCGCCCCCGGGGGTTATTTTTGCCCCGTTAATGTTAACAGTGCCGCCCGCTTCTAACAAAACGAAGCCGCTCCCGTTCATAATCAAAACTTGGCCGTCGTTTTTAAGCCACGTAACCGCGACGACGTTGCCGTCTTCGTCTCGAGAATAAAGTCGCCGCTCGCCGGGTTGCGCTTGGCCTGCGTTCTTTATATCCACATACCCCGCCACGGCTTGATTACCTTCCGCCGCTAAGGGTAATAGTGCCGCGATATCGCCCGGCAACGGGTTAGAATCGTCGCCCGGGGCCCCTAAGTGGGTCGCCGTTAAGTTGTTGCCTCCGCCGGGGTTAACTTTTACGTCCGACGAGTTATCGCCGTTAAGCACCCGGCGGGTAAACGATAAAACGCTCGAGAGTCCAAACCTTAAAGCCATGGGAGCGCCTCCGGTTGTTTTCCACTAAAGGAGCCGGGTAGCACGAGCTCAAGTTCGGCGGTTTCTTGGTCTTCGGTTCGGTCGTAAGTTACCGCCCGGATTAAAAATTCGTAGGGGCCGTATATCATGGCGTCCGGGGCGTCTAAAATAATGGTCGTATTTGGTGCCCAAAGCTCCCCCGAATCAGTGCGCCAAGTATCCACGCTTAAGGTATAGCTCACCGACTCCGCAAACATGCGGCCGAGTTTAGCTTCGACGGCCGCTTTAATGCTTCCGTTTTCGGTGTCTTTGGCCTCGAAAGTGTACGGCCTAAAGAGGCCCTCCGCGAAGTCGTTGCGGGCGGTAAAGCTTCCGCCCTTGTTGCCTATTGCCACTGGGTCGGCCCCGCTAATGCTAGTAAAATACTTTTGAGGCTTAAAATTAGGCACCACCGAAATGACTGGCGAGGCGCCTTGGTTAAGTACCGCGACCGGGTTGCCTGGCTCGACCGATTGCCATATTAAAAGCGCCCCTTCGGTAGTCGACGAAAGGACCACATTCCTTTGCTTGGCTAAGTCGCTTAAAAACGAGCCGACCTCTTTGCCGAGCTTAAGCGCTACTCTTTGAAAAACCGCGCCCTCGTCGTCTTGCTGGACCACCTTAACGCCGAAAGGCTCGCAAAGCTTCGCGGCGATAGCCGAGAGCTTCTCGTTATCGAACTCGGGCGGGTTGTTCTTAGAAAGGGGCGCCGGGCAATCAAATATCACCCCCGGAAGCGAATAGCCGGAGACACCGACTAGGCGCTTATCCGGTCGGAGCTCCGGCACTATATCCACAACTACGCCAGAGAAAAGCGGCGCGCCGCCCACCATAAAGACGGCGGAAGGGTAAGAAAAAGGCCGAAAGGTGTCCCGGAACTTAGAAGACCCCGCCTCGAAAGGCGCCGAAAACGATATCGCGTCGGGCGTGTCTATGGCCCTACGTACTCGAATATTTTCCCAAAAAGTAAACCGCTCCCCGTTAATTATAAGCGACACTTCGTCAGGGCTTGAAGCGTTAGCGCTAGCGTCGGGCGCGGGTGTGGTGTTGTCTTGAGGTACGGAAAGGACCACGCCAATACCGAGAGGCTCTTCGACTCCTGGGTTAGCGGCGGCGATTTGATTGGCCCGCGTCCCTTCGCCGTATACCTTGCGCGATACTGTCTCGAAAGTGTCGCCCGCTACCGTTGTATACTTAGGCATAATAAACAACTCGGCGCCCTTTGGGGAGCTCTAATATCTCCGAGCCCGTTAAAGCGTTCGAAGTAATAAAAAAGTCGAGATACTCGTCGGGGTCTCCGTAGAGCTCCGAGACTAGCTCGATAATGTTCCGGCTATTCTGTAATATAAGCGCCCGCTCTTGTTTTAAGCTAAAAGATATGTCTACTAAAAAGCCCGTCGTTATTGCTACGGCCTCTTGTAAAGCTTGATATAGTGCGCCGGTATCTATCTCGCCGAGCGAATTATAGTTTAAGTCCCGCCACTCGACCCACTCGTCAAACGCACTAAG